GTCGCACCCCGCTTAAAAACTTAGGCGCCCATCAACTCTTCAAACGCTTCTTCAACAACGGTTGTTTCAGAAGTCGCTTTTCCTTTCTCGCCAGAATACTTGACAGTTTCCGGTGAGCTAGTCTCTGGGTCATCACCCAGCAAATGCTTATCAAGAATTGCAGTAACGTCTTCCGTCGAACGACGGTCGAAGAGACCGTTGAAGTCGGGAATATTTTCCAGCAATGCTGCACAAGTTGCAGGGTCCATCTCATCACACAAAGCAGAATTGCGGCGGCGGGGAACTATTTTCGTTTGGGGAAACGAAGCGCCAGCAGGTTTATCATAGCCGATGACAAGATCTGTCCCAGCTTCTACATCTGTGATGTCGCCATACTCTGGATTCAGCACCAGCTTGAGGAGGGTCTCATACGCGGTTTTGCCAAATCCCCAGACGCGAACGCCTTCACTCTCTTCTCCGCGCACCAGAACGGGCGTGAAGAATCGTTGACGAGTAAAAAGATTCTTAGCTTCTTTCATACTCGCATCATCCCCTTCGCGATAGAGCTTGGTAGCAAACTCACAAACGGGACAATCATCTCCGAAGTTTCTCTTAGGACAGAGGAATCCGGGGGTGTCTTTTCCAACATTGTAGTGGAAATAAAAATCTTTAAAAGGATCTCCATCTGCAGTTGGAACAATGCGGAGGGTTGTCTCAGAGCCGATGGTCGGTCTCCAAAAATCTTTATTATCTTTATTTTTTCCCTTGAGTTGGTCAAGGCGGGCTTTAATTCTACTCATATCTAATGACATAATTTTCTCCTATCAGTTAAAGTCAAAGTGGCAAATCTCCCACTCTGCTAGTTTGTTATTGTATCCATTATACCAAATTTTTAAACGTTTGTTAAGCAGTTTTTTCATTTTTTTGTATCATTGAGGCTCGAGCAACGCAAAAAGCAAATGATTGCTCGTACTTAGTTGAAAATATTCCGTAGGTTGCCTTGGCTTGTTCGGGAATGTTTTTTTCTTTTACCTGTGCTTTAATGTTCTTTAATAGTTTTGTGTCTTCGTCCAAAATCTTTTCTGGGATTGCATAATAATACTTTTTATCTCGGACCATTTCGAGCGGAAAGAACAAGCTCTCATTTCCGGTATCAATATCGACAACACCCAACGTTAACAGTCGAGTTGATTCAATCGAGTTGGAAAAGGTATGCATAATCGGTTCCGAATGCTTAAAGACACTGACAAGATGAAATGCTGATGCGATGGTTTGATTTATTCTTTCATAGTATTCTCGAACAGGGACATCTCCGATGACCGTTGAGACTTCTGAATTTGAAACCAAGTAGATGTCTTCAAACACTCCTGACCGAGCGTATTCCTGCCACACTCCAAAAATTAAATTCTCTTGAAGAAGCTGTTGCTCGCTGAGCAGGTCTCTTTCTGGTTTAATATAGAGAACGCTGATTTTGCATTTCTTGCCTTTGGAAAGCTGTTCCAAGATGCGTAGATTGGAGCCGGATATTGACCCGCAGGAGCCGATGAACAGAACGTCGCCTTTGATGCCTTTCAAGAAAGCTCTCAATTTAAGAATGGGGCAGTTTTCTTCATATTGTTCGGGGTGAGGTTGGAGCGGCATGTCAAAGCATTGCTTGCCTTTCAGTCCGACGTCAATCTTGAAGACGTTATACTGAGGATACTGTTTGAACTTTTCTGCGATTGCGCAGCCAGCTTGTCCGAGGCCAATTATGTTCATGCGTCCACCTTTTCTAAAATAATCTTTTCTTTAAACCTTCCTTTGGCAAGACCTTTTTTGAACATCGTTGTGTTGACGGCTGCAATGTCAAGTTTTAATTCTTTGCCAAGAGTATAGAGAACTTCAAAGACGTCTGCCATCTCTTCTACGGAAGGGTTTTCATATAGTTCTTCAAGCTCTTCGATTATTTTGTCCTTTAATCTGATTAAGAACTCTTCATCTGTTGCGATGTGATATGTATATTTTTTATTTGCCTTGTTGAGAACGTCTGGTATTCTGTCTCGGACCAATTTGTTGTATACTTTCATATTTTTATTTTTTTCATCTCTCCGAAGTTTTTGCCAGCGGACACATTTACGAGAAAGTCTCCAAACTGTGTGTCGGCAAACATCTTCTTTAATTCTACCAGATTTCGCATGTCTTTTTCAGAGAAATCTAACACAACTGAGTCGTGAAGACAAAAAGCGACATAAGAATCCTTGCCTTCAAGCTTTTCCCAAAGCTTAATCATTTGTCTCAAAAACAAGTCGGCGGCGGTTGACTGGATAATGTAGTTCAGGGCGTGGTGTCTGTCAGCTTCAATTATTCTATTATATATTGTCTCAACCTGTTGGCCTGTCCAGTGTTCTTTTAAAATCTGGTTGCGATTATAAATTTTGCTCAATTGAGAGTCTTGTGCCGTTGGATTATACAACCAAGCAAACATCTTCTTCTTGGCAGCTTCTCTTGTCTCAATGTCTTCAAAGAGGTTTTTTATATTCCACTCGTGAATGTCTTCTTGTGGTTGAGGGGTGCCACAAAGCCCAAGCATTACGCGGAGTTCCATCGCATTGTAGTCGAATTCAACAAACCAGTCGTTGTTTGGCTCGACAATCTTGCGGAGAGACTTGTTCATTGTGAGGATGGGGAAGGAGCTTCTTCGAGAACTTAGGCGGCCAGTCTTTGTGCCGAACGGATTATATTTAATATATTGTCTGTGGTATCGGTCATTCTTCATTAATTTGCGAATGAGAGGTTGGTGTGCGAGGTCACGCAAGTTGTTGAAATTTAAGCTTAATTTTCGTTGGGAGATGTCGGTTGTGACCCTCTGCAGATCTGCGAGAAAGTCATAGTTTGCTGGCTTGTCGTGTGTGTCGAGAACATATCTGGATATTTTATTTTTAATCTCGCAGAATTCAATCAAAAAGTTCCTTGGAACCATGTCGTAGAAGCAGTGAATGTTTAGGTCCAGCTTCGCTTGATTTGTGGCGCGATAGAACGCTTTAAGGCGAGAATATATTTGTTCCCATTGGGGGCGGAGGTGTTCTGGGCAGACTTCGTTGAGGGTTTTGCCGTTACAATAAAGCTGTGCGTATTCGATTGGTTGCGTGCCCAAGAATGACGCATACGACCACGTTTCTGTGAGAGGAGTTTTTGTCTCTTTTGTCAGTTTGCCGTCGACATAGAGAAGAGGACAAGTATTTTTTTCATCTAAAATTTGGAACAATGTTCACCGCGTTTATGAGTTAAGCTTTATCATATCATTAATATAACTCATACTCTTCGCTTTGTCAAGTGAAAAAAGCTGAACTGTGCGAAGAAATTCTTTTTTCTTGGTATTCATCGACCAATTGATGCCAGCTTCTCTTAGTCTGAGAAGGAAATAGAATTTGAGCCAATACTCTGTTCCATATTTTCTGTCAAACTTTTCTTGAGAAAATGGTTTAAGAGGAATTGTTGATGACTCGGTGCGAATTCGCGGGATTAGGTCTCCATTGATAAATCTTTTGTTACTGTGGCAGCCTGCCGAAGTGGTGGTTGTTATTTGAGGCCTCATCAAGATATATGTATCATAATAATATTTTGCAAAGTATTTTAAAGAATCGATGTCGTTTAAATAAAGCGGAGTGGTGTGTGTAACAAAATAGCTGCCGACTGTTGTTCCATTGTTTCTCATATATTCTTGCATTGCTGTCGAAGATAGGTTTGCAACGAGACGCCATGGGGCGTTTTGATCGATGAGGAATCCATATTTGTTTGCGCCCTCCACAAAGAAATCAAAGTTGGCGTCTTCGATAAAAGCGTTGCGAGAGGCGGCATTGAATTGACCCGTACCAAACAAAGAAATAACCAAGCCGCTAGATGCTGGTGAAACCTGATTGGAGGCGATGAAGTTGGACCTTGTTATTGGTTCCGTTTTTGCAAAAAACATTATAAACTCTTCGAAGAGTCTCATGTATCCTTTAAAGGAAGTCATCTTTAAGTAGCGTTGCTCGAGATCCAGAAAGGAACTTAAAAAAACTCCAAATAAATCTGTCATGTTGCGTTCATATGTGCCGGTAAAGTTCTGCCATGCTTCCACGGGTTCGAGTGTGCGAATGTTTGTGTTCGCATTTGTGTTTTTAAATTCGTATTCTTCACGAAAGTCGTTAAAAGCTTCTGCTACAAAGTCGACAGCATAAAGAATTTCTTCTTCGGTGTTTAATCTTTTTAATACTGTGTCTCGAGGCAGAGCGAGGTCGCCTGATCTGTTCTTTCTTCCGTAAAAGGGCTTAAGATTAAAGTTTATCGAATTTGACAAAGTGTTAAGCTGCTGCTCTTGGCCATCATGGAAAGATTGTTCTATCGAGTTTGGAGGATTGGAAAAGTTCGTTGTCATTCTTTCGTTTTCTCCGATGTGAGTTCGCCAGCTTCGAGCATTTTTTGGACGTCGGGCGTTGGCGTCTCTGATCCCGCTATCGCCGCGTTCG